CCGCTCCACCTACACTTGGTGGCAGTCGAAGGTGTATAACGCCGGTAACGTGAACCCCACCCGTCAAAACATCTTGCAGTACATCTCTGGTACTGTTAAGAAGGGTGCTGAAATGCCTTCATTCGGCGTTTGCGGTTTCGGTACTTGGACTCTGTTGGCACAAGACTTTGTGGGCCAAGAGCAGTACGTTATCACCCCCGGTTCTGGTTTCGACGGTGATGGCAATGGCCCTCAAGCCGCTTTCCGCGCTTTGATGGTTGCTGGTGTGCCAATCTACCCCGATCCATATTGCCCCGAAGGTACTGTGTACTTCATTAACACCAACTACTTGAGCTTGTACATCCACGAGCAAGGTTCGTTTGTGTTCACTGGTTTCGAGTCCACTCTTCCCAACTGGCAGATTGGTTACGTCGGCGCTGTGCTTATGATTGCTGAGTTAATTAGCACCAAGCCCAAGTCGATGTCTCGTGTGTACAACTACAACTCTCTCTCACTGTAAGGAGTAATAGTCATGGCACTTGGTTTAAATAAAATCGTTCTGGCTAACGCCTCTACCAACACGCCTGGTGCGTATTGGCAGTTGACTAGCGTTACCGCCAACAACGCAACCGTCCTGATCCCCGCCGGTACTTACCTGGCGTTCCCCACTGGCAACGTGACCATCGAAGCTGTGTCTGCTTATAACTCAAGCAACAGCACTGCTACTTGGTCTACTCTGTTGGCTAACAACACTGGTGGCGTCATCATCTCTGATGGCGTGAACGTCCGCGCTAACGTGACCGTTGCTACCGCTACTACGATGACTCTGGCTACCGTCAATGGTGGTCAAGCCGCTAGCGGTACATTCAACTCTTAAGGAGAGCTAAATGGCTAATCCAGATTCAGTCGCACAGAATTACTCAACAAGTTTTGGTAATTACGCTATTGCTACGGCAAGCAGCGTTCCTGTTGGCTCTACTGGAAATGCCGTTGTCGCTTTGCCTATCCTGTCTGGTGGCCTTACCAATTCTGGTAATGTTGTCAGCTCGGGTGGCGTGATTATCCGTCGTGTTACTGTTCAGAATCCTAGCGGCAACGTAGGCACTGCAAACGTGTCTATCTTGACCTCTTCTGACGGTAACGCAAGCAATGCAGTTGTGGCAGCGACCGTGCTGTCCAACCTCACTGCGACGGGTACTTACCAAGATTTGACAATCGCGTCTCCTTACAGCACAACCACCGCCTTAACGGGCAACATTACACAAGCCCTTTTCGTGAAGGTCAACACTGCTGTTGCTAACGCAACTGTTGACATTCGTGTTTACGGCGATACAGTGAGCTTCTAATGCCTAATGTCTACGTCACCAATAAAGGCGACATTGAACTGACCGATGGTTGGAACGGTGTCATGTACGAGTTTAAAAAGAACACAACTGTAGAGTTGCCGTTCGAGATTGCTCGTCATATTTTTGGTGTCGGTATGACAGACAAAGAGAAAGAAGAAAAGCTAGCTCGTCTAGGTTGGATTCAGTCTCGGGCAGAACTCAAAAAAGGACTGGAGATGCTCGCGCAATTTGAAATTGCGTCTGAACTTCCCAAGCAGAACCACTCGTTACCCTCGGTGGTAGAGTTAGTACCCCAATCCGGTGAAGGCCGGAGCGGGGGAAAAGTCTCTCGTCGTGCAGCATAAAATGAGTAATACATGGCAACTCTGTCGTCCTACCTTACTGACTTGCAGACAATCCTGCACGATCAGAACAATAACTTTTGGACTCAACAAGAGTTAACAAACGACATTAACGACGCTCGTCAGCGTGTATGTCGTGACACTGGCTGTCTAAGAACACTTCAAGGCGCAGGTGTGGGTCAACCACTCTCTACGCCTATCGCTGCCTACAATCCGTACGCAGGCAACTCTACCAACCAAACTCCTGCAACCGCCTGGGTCGCAAACACGGCTGTTACTGCGGGTCAATACGTATTCAACAATGTATTTATCTATCAGTACCAAACGTCGGGAACATCTGGCTCTACAGCGCCAGCTTACCCAACTCAAAACAACGTGTTTCCCCCAGCAACTGCTTTTGCAGACGGTACTGCTACCCTTAAGTATGTTCAGCCTGCTGAGCAAATTCAGTACGCAAGTCTCCCCTCGGGCACACAAACGCTCGATGTTTTGAATGTGACGCTGTATTGGGGCAATTCACGCATCCCGCTACGCAATTTGAACTGGACTGAGTTCAACGCACAGCTCCGTTACTGGCAAAACTATGTTGGACGCCCTGTTTGCTTCTCAACATACGGTCAGCAAGCTATTTACATCTCTCCTGTGCCGGATCAGGCCTATTACATCGAAGTGGACACCACTTTGCTGCCTACACCCCTCACTTTGTCTAATTCGAGTGCTGTAGACCCTATAAACGACCCGTATACGACTCCTGTAGTGTTTTATGCCGCATACAAGGCAAAATACAAGGAGCAAAGCTACGGTGAGGCCGAGATTTACAAGCAAGAGTACATCAAGCACGTACAAGCCGTGTTGAACTCTGTATTTACGCGACGTATTCCTGACCCTTACTCTTACTTCTAAACATGGCAGCATCAGAACAAAAAAAGTCCTATGCTGTCATTAAGAGCTTTAAAGGTCTAAACACCAAGGCCAACCGTACAGCTATCGAAACAGAGGAGTTCTCGTGGATTGAGAACGTTCAGCCTGTAGGCTACGGTAATTTGCGGGTTGTGCCAGGTCAGACGACCATCAAGACGAGTGCTTTTAGCAACACAGTTAGCTATCTGACCTCGTTCAACATTAACAACACCGAATACATCTTTGCTGCTGAAGCTAACGGGGCTGCACAGTATTGCACTCCGGCTGGCACAACGGGTAACGTGGCCTCCAGTGGTACGTTTAGCAGCTCAGGTGTTACTGCAACCCAGTTTAACAACCAATATGCCCTGATAGGAGACCCCAATAAAGGGTTGTTCTCTTGGGATGGGGCTAATCTGGTTTCTATAGGCTCTGTAGGCGTTATCGGCATCACAAACCCCGGTGCTGGCTACATTACAGCTCCTACAGTCACTATCAGCGCCCCTAATCAAACTGGTGGTGTGCAAGCTACCGCTGTATCCACCATCACAACAGGTGCTAGCGGCATTTCTTACATCACGCTTAGCTCTGGTGGCTCAGGATACACGTCTGTACCGTCTGTCACCATCTCTGCACCCACTGTTTCAGGGGGTGTGCAGGCTGTAGCGTATGCCACCATTCAAGCTAACGCTGTTGTCGCCATCACGCTGTCTAACTCAGGGTCAGGCTACCTGTCTCCACCTACCATCACAATCTCTGGTGTGGGGTCTGGTGCTAATGCTACTGCGGTGCTAGACACTGGTACGGTCAACAGCATTACCATAACCAACGGTGGCAGTGGATATACGTCCCCACCAACCATCACGATGGCGCAACCTGTTGTTTTTACAGGGAATTGCAGCATATCTGGCACAACACTGACCATCAACAGCACCTCTACAGGGGCTATGCAGGTGGGTGCAACCTTGTCAGGTACAGGTGTTACTGCTGGCACAACCATCGTCAGTGGCTCAGGATCTAGCTGGGTGGTCAGCGTATCTCAGACAGTAAGTGCTACCACCATCACAGCCAGTAATGGTACGGCTGCTACTGCTATTTGCCAGTTGTCTACATTTAAGACGGGCACTGTAGCGATTGCAGTGACGGGTGGTGGGGCGGGTTACGGGGCTAACGGTTCCTTCCCAGTGACGATTACGGGGGGTAACGGGGCTAACGCAGCCGCTACAGCCATCGTATCGGGGGGTGCAGTTACTCAAGTCATCATGACTAACCCTGGTAGCGGTTACACAACCCCCCCTACTATTAGCTTTGCCCAAGGTCAGGGGGCTAACGCAACCGGTGTGGTGGTGCTAAACAGCAATCCTATAGTGGATGTGGCCTCATTTTCTGGTCGTGTTTGGGTTGCACAGGGTCGTACAGTCACGTATTCCTCCTCTGTGTCTTTCTCAGACTTCACATCCGTGTCTGCGGGGTCGCTTACGCTTACTGACTCGACGCTGACGGGCAATATCAACAGTCTGCTGTCTGCTAACAATTTCCTGTATATCTTTGGGCCGGACAGTATTAACGTGTTTTCCAACTTGCAGGTGACGAGCACGGGTGCAACTGTGTTTACGAACACAAACGTGTCTGCAAGTATCGGTTCACAACTTTCTTACGCCATATTCCCGTATTTCCGGTCTGTTTTGCTGATGAATAGCTACGGTGTGTACTCTCTTGTGGGGTCTACAACGTCGAAAATCTCAGATCCGCTGGACAACATATTCCCGTATATAGACTTTACGAACTACCAGGTGTCTGGTGGGCAAGTCATTATCAACAACTTGTTGTGTGCGGCTTTTAACTTCTGGTACACGGGTGGTCAGGGCTACTCAAGCTCACCTCGCTTTATACAAGCGGTGTTTTTTGAAAAAAAATGGTTTTTGTCGTCTCAGGGTAACCTGACAAACGTCACTTCTGCCCCGTATCAAGGAAAAATCAACTTGTACGGCACAGATGGCACTAACTTGTACCAGTTGTATGCCTCACAGTCTGTAAATGTGCCTATGTACGTGCAGACTGCGCTGCAACCTATGCAAGATGCCATTCGTACCAAGCAGGCACTGAAGTTTGCTATTGAGGCAACGGTGACTAACGCCACCAGTTTGATTGTGACGGTGGACAGCGAGAGTGGAAGCAGCCCTCAGTACACGCTTAACAACTATGTCACGTGGCAAAACAACTCGTTGCAGACTATAGGCTGGACTAACAACAGCAGTGCTACGATTGCGTGGGTGTTCAGTTCTGGTTATGCGCTGTACAAGTCAGACGCACAACAGTATGGCAAATACTTGGGTTTAACATTGACTGCAAACTCGTCACCGTTCACAGTGAACACGTTTGAGTTTGAACATGAATTAAGAGTGAGGTTCTAAGATGTCTGTACCGTATACCTTTGCTACCGC